TAACCATATTCATTTTCAACTCTAATAATAAAATTAGGATTCAAAACTTTAATTCTTTGAATACCCTTTTTGGGATTATTAACATCAATAATTGTCTCCATAAAGCAGTCACCATACTTTACAGTATTTCGTATAATATCCCAATAATCCCTATCTAGCTGAATGTATTTGAACATATCATTGAGTTCATCTACTACCATTTGGCTCTCACTTAGGATAGTCCATCTTGCATTCCTTAAATTTTTCTGAGTTGCATCATCAGCGTAAATATCGAAAGCGGTCCCAATTTCAGGATAATCATCCATCTCTTCAAATCTTTTATACCGTTCCCTTCTGCTTTTCTCAATCTCAGGAAGTTGAAGAGTGGTACGATTCATAGTGCCAATAGCTGGCATCTGATCAGGCATTACTACATCAGCATTTTGAACTGTATCACCCGCTAAAGGTGCTTGCGGGGTAGGACCGTCATCTCCTTGCTTGGCTATGTATGGGGCAGCTTTAGTAGCAAAGAAACGAGCCAGGAATTGTCCCAATCTCCCACTTGGATAGAAATAAGGACCAATACGACTATCGGGGCCTCCTGCTCCAAATGAGGTGTAACCTATGGAGTCTTCATTTAACTTCTCATTATTTTTTACTTCATCAGCCATCGTACATCTTCCTCTAATTTGTTGTCCATTCCGTCCATAACTGTGGTTCTAAACGGCTCTAATGGTTTAGATTCTGCTTCATTATTAACTTTCATTTCTAGTGGGATATTTCCTCTTAATGTATGTAGTAGGAATACGGTACTGGATAAACTCATAATTAAATCATCATGTTTCCCCTCATCAGCGGTAATTTTCCCATTATCATCAATAATAAATGTTAAAAGCTCATCTATAGTTCTTTTTGAATTAATTTTAATTAAATTGTTACGAACAAACTCTTCCATTCTAGCTAATAATTCTTCCCTATTTCGAGTAGTAACTTGAAGTCCAAAATCATTTTTATCATCAATCCATAAATTATCATACTCAAGAACATTAAACATCCAATCAATGAGATTGTTACCTATTGTATTTCTTTCTATAATGACAGAAGCATTATTATATAGATTAGCTTCATTAGCTAAAATTTGAGCAAGCTCGTTAATTGGGGTTTTATTTGAATAAAATTCAGCTACCTGTTCTCCCGAATACATATTCACTATATGAAAAGCTGAATGATCACGGTCCCTCCCTAAACTAACATCTACCCCTATCCCATACTCATGCTCTGGGAGAGGCTCTTTCCATACCCTCATTTTATTATTGTATTTAATCCAGTAATCTTCATTTACCTCTTCTACTAGTCTTCTTAAAAGATACCCCTCTAAGTAAGTCTCGCCTGTCCCGAGAAATTCACATTCATATTCTTGCAGCCACTGTTTAAGAGGCATATTAGCTTTAGTAGTAGCTTCCCATTCATCAACATTAAGCCCTTTTGTAGCCAGTTCTTTATACAGATTCTCAAACCCCTCATGACGTTTATACTCAGGGTGTTCAGGCCATTCAATATCAATACGATTGAAAGAATTGGTATTATTTTTAGCCCCATGATATACATCGTAAAACCAATTACCCACTCCATTCACAGTGGAAAGAACAAAAGCTCTACCACCAGTAGAAATAATGGGATAGACAGCAGCCCAAATAGTATCAATATTCTCAATGAATGCAGCCTCATCAATGATCAGAAGAGAGCCAGCGAGAGAACGTCCTGATTGTTTACCTGAAGGTCTAGACTTAATAACAGATCCATTACTCAATTTCAAAGTATGCTTATTATCTTCCGCTATGCTAGGTCTGATAAAAGGAGGCAGTTCATTATACATAATTTTAATTCTATCTAAAACTTCTGTAGACTCCGCATCCCCCTTGGAGAGAATAACTACTTGTTTGTGCTTTTGAAATACTATCATCCACAAGGAATAAGCAGCCGAAATTGTGGTACATCCTGCCTGTCTAAACTTCCTCAATACATTAAATCTATGATCCTTCAATGCTTGAAGAATATCTTGTTGAAAGGGGTATAGCTTGAAGGGAACCAACCCACGTACAGGATGGGTAACCTTTACGTAGTTAGATATAAAGTATGTGGGATCTTCCTTACATCGTTTAAACTCTTTAATCAATTCAGATTTTTCCATTAAATACGCTAGTCCCCTCTATTATAGTGTATGAAACTTTTTGCAATAATCTGCACCAGGACTAAAGATTTAAGTCCCACTACTTCAACCTTAGTTAATACTTTATCTAGCTATGGAGTGGAGGTTAAATTATTAGTTAATCAACAATCTATCTTTGATGCCTACCAAAAAGGGCTAGAAAAATGTGATGCTAAGGACAAAGATATAATAATTTGCTGCCATGATGACTTGGAACTTAAATCTACAAAATCTCAATTTTTAGTGGGCATATCTAAATGTGTATCCCAAGAAACAGGGATTGTAGGAATAGCAGGAACAACTTTATTGGACTCTGATGCCGTGTGGTGGAACCAGGAGAGATGGCAAGCGGGACTGCATAGAGGATTTGTAATTCATTACAACAATGAACATAAAAAATTACATGACACCCATTATGGCTCCCACGGTCAGGTTGTAGCTTTAGATGGATTATTCCTAGCAGCCAGAAAAGAAGTTTGGGAAACGGTGGGATTTAAAAAACCCCCCTATTTTGAGGGGGAGTGGGATTTTTATGATATCCACTATACTACAACTGCCCACCATTTAGGATTTAAAAACTATACAGTCCCAATTAAGATGATCCACTACTCTAGTGGAGAATTAGTAGGAAGAGATTCCTGGCATAAAAATAGAAACGCTTTTATAAATAACACTAAATTACCAATAAGGATATAACATGGATACTAATATTGTCTTCTTTCACGAATTTCTAACGTGGGCCTTAGTCTGCTTCGGAATAAGTTTTACTATCACCTACTCGAAAGTCTTCACTGGTCTACGAAAAAAAGCCACCCAGCTTCACCCCATGCTAGGATACTTTTCAGGTTGTCCTATGTGTATGGGATTCTGGGTTGGCCTTTTTCTTAGTTACTTTTGGATCTCAGCTACAGGAAGCTTTATCCTAGATGGGTTTTTCGGACTTGCAGCAAGCTGGATTCTTTACTGTATTAGTTGGAGACTAGCATTACACGATCCTGCTGTCTAGTCAACACCCGTTGCCGCATCTAGCACATCTTGGAATCATAAATCGTTTGAGTGGCATCATTTTCCCCCTTTACTTGTAGTTAAATCAATAGTTTGATCGTAGGTTAATTTCTTACGTCCCTTCATAGTTTTAAATAGACGTTTGGCATAGTATATTCCCATTTTATGGTCAGTAGGGTAATGAAGTCCTGCCATAACTCTCCCACCTCCACATTCCTCGGCAGCTTTAATCAAATTTTTCTTATGTTCGGGGTATTTTTCTGCTAATATAAGAGCTACTAAATAGGCTTGAGTAGAATGCCCACCAGGATATGAAGGTGTCTTAGCTGTTCTAGTAGAAAAAACCTCTAAATCCATCCCAAAATAAGGTGCCAACTGTGCTGGTCTAGCTCTATTAAAGGAATTCTTTTGCTCTCTAATTAGAATTGCTGATTCTTTTAAGACCTTCGCAATATAATCTTCATCATACTTTAATCCGAAAATAGACATATAAGTTTTCATAGCAAAAATAGGATCCTTATCATGTCTTTTTATACTTTTAGTCATACCTTCCCCAGCTATATTAATAGCTCCTTTGACCGTCATTATATCTCTAGCTGCATTTAGACTAGAATTTTTAGGAGGTGGGGGCAATCTTATAAATCTAGCCCTCTCATTAAAGAGAGATACTTCTCCTTTAGGATGTCTCAACCTATTAGAAAAAACTAAATTATCAAGAGGCTCTTCCATCTTTATACTTTTCCTTGCCAGCCCGTTCCCCCCGACTTCTTTTCTTTACGAGCGGCTTTCTTAAATCTCTTAGCAAGAGCTTTGCGTGCAGGGGTACAGGTAGATTTAGTCATAGGAGTACAGTAACCTTTGTGCTTAGGGTTAACAGCTTTTTGGATCCAGTCTTTCTCCTCACCTACTTTTTTTTTAAGCTTACTCTTTTTGGCTGCTTCAATCTTACGCTTCTTTTGCCAACCAGTATCCGTTGGAGTTGGATCTTCTTGCCCTTTCTTAGCTAATTCTTTTGCTTTATCAGACTCGGCATCAGGATCAGTATCTGGGCCCTTAACATTAGCTTCCATAGTATCCTCTGCATCAAGTTCAGCTTCCTCTTCGTCATCAGGAGCCTTAGATTGTTTAGGCCCAGACGGGAGAACATTTGTCATCTTTTTTTCCCTAAGAAGATTTCCTAGTTTAGTATAAAAACTTTCTTCTGTGGTATTTTCATCATCTTTTTCTTTTTTTAATCTTTTAGCCCGTTCAACTGGAGTCTCTGCACCTTTTTGGGGAGAAGAAAGTTTCTTTGCCCAATCCTCTGTATCATCATCCCCTCTAGCCCCTTTGTCAATCTGTTTTTTAGTTTCAGAGTCTTGCTCCTTTACTCTCTTCTTAGAGGGCTTCTTAGGTGCCCCTTCCTTTGATTTAACACCAGGAGCCTCATCATCCTCTCCAGTTTCTCCATGCTCGTCACCATGTCCTTCCCATAAAGATGCTGCTTTCTTATAAAAACTTTCCTTCATAGCGTTGACCTTCTTCTTAGAAGCATTTAGTGGTTTCTTATCGCCTAGCTTAATTGTAGTCTTCGGTGGGTGTATAGGCTTCTTTTTAATACTACGGCCCGTTTCGGTTTCGCCACCTGTAGATCGCTTTGTTTTCTCTCTTTCCAGACTAGCGGTTCCCTTTCTAACCATGTCATCTTCTTCCCTGTCACGGGTCTGCTTGTCGTATCCCGCACCACTATGGGGTCTACTTTGTTTACGTGGAGTGCGTATTCCGTAGGGGTCACGGGCTTCAGCCGTCTTCACCCCTTGGGTAGCCTTCTTATTCTTTGCTTCCCATTCGTCATCCGTTAGCTCAGGCTTATCCCCTTCTCCCCTTTCTCTTTTTCCTCTCTCGACCCTGCTTATCCCTCTTCCTGAATCTGGTTTATGTGGTCTATTCCCTTCTACTAACTTTGCTACTCTCTCATAAAAATTCATAACTGACTCCTGTTGCTGGACTTTATTAACGCATCTTTTCCACTCATCGTGGCCCATTCCACTTTTTTTCTTTTGAGCAGTGCAGATAGCGTAGGCATCATTCTTCTTTTTCTTAGCCATGGTATAGTATATAGTCCCCTTATTATAGTTTATTGCCAATAGTTAATCTTATGGCTTGGGACATAAATAAAATTGGTGGCTCGTGTTGATGAGTAGGGATAGTTACTATAGCAGCTTGGGCATACCATGTAGATTTAAAGAGGGCAGCGGGTAATTTTGGTAGGGCGAGAAACGCTGTTCCCCACCCAATTCCTGAATTTAAAACATAGAATGGAACTTGAATACCAAGATTTAATATCCACGACATGCATGGAAGATCCCAATGAACTCTTCCGTATGACCACCCCCACAGTTGTTGCCACAGAGGTCCTGCTGCCACAGAGAACATTACCATGCCCTGAGCTTCGTGAGTATCCCCCTGACCATAATCAATAACAAATTCTAAAGGGTGTCCTATTGTGGGCTCAGGAAATAACCAATAAGGATCATATAACCTCATTTCACAATCCCCACACCCATAAGTACCTAATACATTAGAATGAGACCCTTTTATTGTCCCTTGAGAAGTAAGACTGGTTACTAATAAAATAATTGCTAATAAAAATTTCATTGAATAACAAATTCTACTCCCTTAGAGAATCCTTCTATACCTCTATGAGCCTCAAACCCTCCTTGGGCAAATAGGCGTAATCCTACTGCGGGGAAATTTTTAGGGATATCAAAAATTTTAAATTTACCATACCCATTAGTCATAGGTACTACAAAAAATATTGAAGGGGTTACAAGGAGGTTGCAAGTTTGACCCGTATACAAAAGAACAGGAAAGTTCATTTTTCCTTGCCCGATCATGACCCAACCCATAGCAGGATCATAAAGCGCATTGTTATAAAGTTCTCCCCATAAAGTTAAGCCTCGATTGGGGAGAGATATCCAAAGCATAGTGTGCCAGTCATGACAATTACTGTTCCCGTATTGAATATTCATACGGGTGACAGGAGGCTGTATTAAATTTTGAGCCTTCGCTGAGAATGCTGTTAGTATTAGAAAGAGTAGGCCCCAAAGAGGCTTCATATTCAATTACATTTTTGCTTAAAGATCTACTAAGGTAGGATCAAACGTAGGACAATCTTTACCCATATTGGCAAGAAGCATCCTAAATGCTGGATTTCTTGTGGCACTAGTGTCAAACCCATTAGTGCAGTCATAAGCCCCAGGAGCTTTATCAAAGTTCTCATTATAGGTTACATCGCATACTCCCGTAGGATCGAGAATAGTGCCAGCAGCATCTTTTCTAGCTGGCCTTCTAATAACTCCAACTACACACGTATCTACTGTTCCATAGATTCCAAATCCACCTGAACAAGCTGCGGAAGCTATAAATAATAACTGTTGGGGGACTTGAGCACAACTAGAGAAGGTAGCATTATACATTATTCGATCTGTAGTTTGTACTCTAATATTAGCGTCAAGGAAGTTATGGGACACATACGGAGCAGGAGGACCGTTCAAAGGTCTGACGCAAGCGCCCCCTCCTGTAGTATATGCATCATTTCTCAGATACATAATTTCAACTGCTTGGGTATGCACATACCAGTCAGTAGTGGTAGGGGCACTAGTGTCACATCCCGAAGCTACTAAAGAGGATGTATTAGCATCTATAGGGTTATTAGTTCCTGCTGTAAAAATTGGGGCAACATCTACCATTAATTAATCTCCTGATCTATATTTATATATTACTTTCAACTAGATTAGTGATGCTAATTTGTTTATTTATATTATAAATATTTTTGTACCTCTATTTACCTGTCGGCGTTAAATGTCGCTGAACCTTGCCCCAGTAGTTCGTGGTATTGTCCCATCTTCTCAAAGAACTTTTATTGGGGTCAATCAGTTTTCCTTCTTTAGTTAGATAAGGTGGTCGAGGATCTCCATAATTCCCTCCCAAGCTTCCTCCATTATGCATACGAGCCACCAACTCACAATCTTTTAAAGTTCCTTTGCATTTACACAAACGATCCATAGCTCCATCTTTCTTGCCTCCCCCATATCTCTCTCCTCCTGGATCCCACGGACCATGCATCTGTCCCTTACTTCTCTTATCTTTTCTAGTCATTTTTCTTCTTTTTTTAGCAGTTGCAGCATGATCTGTTTTACCAGTCTTCCTATCTACTACAATAGCTCTCATCCAGGGAGAATCATTATGGGGGGCTTCGTCCGCACCTGGACTCTGGTAGGACTTCCCTGGCGGGTCTGGGATATTTCCCTTACCCCCTTGATTGGCATATCTAAACATGTAAGAAATAACTACGCACCTACTCCATGCTCTAGCCCTCTCTTCGTCATCTGCGTTCTTACACATGACACTAGGGGTTTTCTCAATTAACCAAGGATATTTCTTACATTTTTTTGTTTTTCCGCATTCGACCAACTTTTTCACTGCGATATCAAAATACCCTTTAGAAATTTGAAAAGGCCCAAAACTAGCTAGATCCCACCCAGGAGATTTTGCCTTACAATTACCCCCAGACTCCACTACTTCTATAGCCTTTAGCAGATCCTCTATGCAATACTTTTTTTCAGGTTTTTTAGTTCCTTGTCCTTGTCCGAAAGGAGTGCTTCCTCCTCCCGTAATAAGCCCTCCACCGAAAGATGTATTACCGAAACTTCCTCCTCCCCCATTATAACTTTGTCCAAATCCAGGCATATCTAAATTATATACTCTAGGCCCGAAGGGCCCCGAAATTTTTATTAGTTATTATTCATCCCCGTAGGGATCTAACTTGATAAACTTTGTAAGCTCTTCAAGCCTTTTCTTTGGAGCACTTAATCCACCAATAAGAGTATAAACTACTAACTTATCTTTAGAAGGGTCTTCATAGATTCCTCTATGCACTAAAGCATTACCAGTGATAGCTGCCAATGTAGAGAAAGCATGTTCCAGGTTGTCCATTAATCCAGCCGTATTCTCAAATATGGAGGTGCCCCCTACGACCACCCCAGCGGCTGCTTGGGCTGTCTTGAGGTCGAATCCTTCAGCTAATAGAGTTGTCTCAAGATTAGATTTTAGAGCCATAGCAACCCCTGTCTCGCTCTCAAAATCCTTAACGGCAGTTACACCCATAATCATACAACCAGAAGATTTCATCACACTATCGTAATCTTGTGGATCAAAGGAAGTGTAATCAGAATTCTGAGTTGCTAGCACATTAAAGATGTGAAATAAGCCAGCAACAGTATTGTTAATTGTGGGCCAAAAAGCTTTAACAGTTAGCTTCGGGTAAAGCTTCTTAATCTTTTGATTATCAACAATAATTAATGGAGAGAACTTCTTCTCCTCAGCCATTGCACAAAGTTGTTTCATCCTGTTGTAAGCATTCCTAGCTACCACAGGAGAAGCAGATTCACCAGTAGTGGGGAGAGAAGCAATAACTCCAATTCTCTCAGATGCATCTTCCCTACCGACATAAGTGAAATACTTTTTGCAAAGTTTAATTAAAGGTACGACTGAGCCACCACCAGAACCCCCAGCTATACCAGCACAGATAACAATACGATCAACACTCTCACCTACGATACTTTTTAACTTGTTGAAAACTTCCTGTTCCCTAGCTTCGAATGCGATGGCTGCTTTGGCTTGGTCCTTACCTGCACCTTGCTCTCCGTAATGATCAATATAAAATTTATGATTATCAGGCAAGTCTAACAAGTTTAGATCATTCTTCGCTGTGTTGACTGCAAGAGACTTTGTATAACCAAGGTCATAGAAAGCTTTGACCATTCTCCCACCACCTTGACCCGCACCTATAAAGGCATAAGTTAATGCACCGTTTGCCTTATCTTGAATCTCATCCTCAACAGCTTCAATGTTGGGTTCGAAATCCTCTAACGGGAGATCTGGTATAGTAGCGGCAAAAATTTCTTTATACTCTTCAGGCTTTTCAGGGCCACTTTTTGTTTCTTCAGTCATGATTAATCCTTCTGTATCTTGTATACTATGTAGTATTTCTTTGTAAACTATTACATGAAAGGTCCCAAAAATTATTTTATGTGGGCTCTAATAGTATATATTAAGGAGGATCAGAATGAACAAGTTCTTTAATTTAATTTTCGTGACAATGTTAGCACTACCAGCAACTACCCTAGCTCATGGCGGTAAGTATCGTGGACCAGGGGATGTTGTTCCCCCAGGAGCTAGGGGAGGACCAACTACTGGAGGGCCAGCAATACCTGGACCCATAACCCCAGGACCTCGTGCCCCAGGAGCACCAATCCCCGCTGGACCTACAACCCCTGGTTCAGCCCCTGGTGGTCCGTCTACAGGAGGACCCTCAGCCCCTGGATCTGGAACTGGTCCTAGGACTGGGCCTCGTGGTATTTATATTGGTGCTGATCTAAGCAAGTGGCAATTTTGGTGGGAATTTAATAAGGATCCATTCATCAACCTGAAGGATGCTATTCATGCTCCTGAAGTAGCTACTGGCTCCGATGAATTTTTCTTAGGCCCAACTCGGCGCATAGAATCAAAAGATAGTACCAAACCATCCGAGTCGGATATACAAGAAACAATTCTGCCTGCATTAAAGAGAGCATTGGATACCTCGGATAACCGTGATATAAACTCAGCCTGCATTATCGCATTAGCCAAGGTTGGACGCGATCATAATAGTTTTGAGATCCTTCCTATCTTTAAAGAATATCTGAACACGCCAGATCAAGAAATCAGGGAAACCGCAGCCTTAGCTATGGGTATCTCAGGGATGAAAAGTGCTAAAACTATTCTTACAGACTTAGCATGGGACACAGCGGTAGGAAGAAAAGTTTGTCAACGCACGCAAGTTGACAGTCGTACACGATCATTTGCATGTTACAGTTTAGGTCTTATTGCACACCTGAACGACAATATTGATCTCAAATATGAATGCTTCACCGCTATTGACAAAATTCTATCTGATGAAAATGTTCATGACCGTAACCTGAAAGTTGCAGCCATCAATGGAATGGCTCTTTTACACCTCAATAAAAATAACTTGAGCGATAAGGAAACGAAACTTTTAGACAATATACTAAACTCCCTGGATGCTTACTATGACAAAGCAGCAGGACGAGGAACAGATCTTATCAAGTCTCATGTTCCCCCTGCAATCGCTAAACTTCTAGGACGAGGACATTCAGACAGACACAACTTTTACAAAGAGAAATTCTCTAAAGAACTCTCTTCAAGTAAAAAGAAGGGTAACGATATCTACCGTGCAGCAGCCATAGCTTTGGGTCAATTAGCTGAGTCTAAAGAAGCCAATAAAGCAGACGAGAAATACTCTAAGACTTTGTTTTCATACTACCAAAATGGTAAAGATCCTCAAGCCAAGTATTTCTGCTTGTTAGGAATGGGACAGATTGGAGGTGCTAGTAACAAAAATAAATTGTTGATAGAACTTAGCAACGGGCGTAAAGTCCTTGATCGTCCATGGGCTGCGCTTGGATTAGGTGTCATGAATTTCCACCGCTTCGAAAATGATAAACATGCTACAGTTGATATGCTCGTAGGTGACCGTATTTTGAAGCAGTTAAAAGAAGTTAAGGCTCCAGAAGCCAGGAGTGCATTTGCTGTTGCTCTGGGCTTATGCCGCTATGAGGAAGGCTCTAGTGAACTAATGGAGCTACTGATGAAATACCGTTACCAGGACGAATTCGCAGGTTACCTGTGCATGGGTCTAGCACTAATGAACGAACAAAAAGCAAAGGAAGATATTCATGAAGTGGTTACCTGGGCTGTACGTCGCCCCGAATTGCTCCAACAAGCTGCAATTGCTCTCGGTAAACTCGGAGATAAAACTGTAACCCAAACTCTAATTGGTATGCTACAAGAGAAAGAAACTAATCTATCCAAGATGAGTTCCATTGCATCTGCATTGGGATTTATCGGAGATCGTAGAACTATTCGCCCCCTAAAGAAAATATTGTTCAATGAGACTTTAACCCCACTGAGCCGTGCTTTCGCAGCAGTGGCTCTAGGTGGTGTTGCAGACAAAGAGAAGTTGCCTTGGAACTCTAAGATTGCTCGCAACATGAACTATAGGGGTGCAGTCGAAACTTTAACCCAGTCTGGAACTGGAATCTTAGATATTCTTTAACATGGCATACAGCGATAAAGTTATAGATCATTATAATAACCCCAGGAATGTGGGATCTTTAAATAAAGATTCTAAGGATGTAGGAACAGGTATTGTCGGAGCACCTGAATGTGGAGATGTAATGAAGCTACAAATACAGGTAGATGATGATGGTAAGATTACCGACGCTAGGTTTAAAACCTATGGGTGTGGTTCTGCAATAGCATCTTCTTCTTTAGCTACTGAGTGGTTGAAGGGTAGCAATATAAAAAAGGCGGGTAGGATAACAAACACAGAAATAGTGGAAGAGTTATCCCTACCTCCTGTTAAGATTCATTGTTCTGTGTTGGCTGAAGATGCCATTAAAGCAGCCATAGAAGACTATAATAATAAGCAATGAGTACCACAGTTAATATAACCGAGAGAGCAGCAGAAGAAGTTCTTAGGGTAATTGAAGAGCAAGACTATGAAGAGTCTACGTCCATAAGAATTGGTGCTAAGGGCGGTGGATGTGCAGGCTTCTCCTACGTGTTAGACTTCGATAAAAACGGCGCAACTGAGTTTGATCTGTCTTACGAGCAACACGGGGTTAACCTAGTTATAGATAAGAAAAGTTCTTTCTTCATGATGGGGACTGAACTAGATTTTAACGATGGACTCCTAGATAGGGGATTCGTATTTAATAACCCAGAAGCTAAAAGCTCCTGTGGTTGTGGGACTTCATTCTCAGTATAATTATGCCACATGTAATAGCTCAACCCTGTATCGACGTAAAAGACAAGGCTTGCGTCGAGGTATGCCCCGTAGACTGTATTCATGGTGGTGACGAAGATTCCCAACTCTACATCAATCCTACCGATTGTATAGATTGTGTCTTATGTGTAGATGCTTGTCCAGTAGATGCCATCTACGAAGTAGACGATCTTCCCGAAGAGTGGGCACATTTTACTGAAGTTAATGAGAAGTTCTTCTCATCGAAGTAGGGACTTCATTCTCAGTTAACACTTAACTTTATTTAAGTTCCTTTCACCATTTTGGGACAGTCTTTGTGTTGTAGAATCAGGGGTTGTACTAGCTCTATCATAATTTTTGGAAGTATAGAAGCCATCCCCTGATTCTTAGTAACTTCAAAATCTAGAGGCATATCTTCGGCAATAATATTACTCCTACCAGACCCACATTTACAACATCCCATGAACTTCGTAAAACCTGCATAAAAAAGTATCTTCCCACTTGTGGGTTCTCCTCTAAGATCTTTATACCTTCCTGAAGTGCCACAGGACTCTTTATGGATATACTCAAAACAAAATGCTATGTTTGCTGGGTGCCATATCACATCGTTTCCGCATTTACCTTGTGCGTTTACCACTTTTTTGGCTCTATCATTTGAGTTTTTCTTAGTATGAAAAAAGTCACCTAGGAGCGGTCCAAGCTCACAGCCAAAGGGATCACATGTAGACTGTTGAGCAAATTTTGCGTTACCATCTACACTTATAGTTTCTAGCAAATCAGGATCATCAGCCAACACTATAACATTAGGATCTGGTGGGCCAGGATCACACTCTGAAAAGTTAAAGACAAAATCAGCACCCCCACTCACTTCTACTGTAGAAAAACATGCACAATTTCCTTTAGGTCTACCACCACTCTTTTTTAGCATGTCTAAAGAAGTTGGGTCCTCTCCTAGCAACTCATCTACTATAGATTTACTTTGAGAACTTTTAAATCCTTGGGATACTCCATAAGGGAGTTTAAAGTCGTTATCTTCAATATTTCCAAATCCAGCCATAATTTAGTCTCCTATGTATATAGCACTAATTTTGATGAAAAATTTTTTTCTAAGCGACTTCCAATTTATTTTTAGGAGTCCCAGCTTTTTAGAATTTTTTAAGTACCTAACACAGTATGATAGAGTCTCTCTATATGGGGCTTCAGACCAGGAACAGGAGTCCCAACAACGCGAAATCGTCCGCTGGAAAAACACGAAAAAGGCTTGACAAATAGACCGAAATGGTCTCTAATATACATATGAAGAATAGCAAAGAAAGCATCGAAACCAAGAAGTTCAACGCCAAGGTCGAAGCCGCTCTCCTGAAGCTGCTCTACCGCGAACCCCCAATCTCCGAAGGTTTCCGCAAACTTCTCTTGAGAGTGCTTGCAGCCAAGTAGCAAAGGGGGTATAATATACGCATGAAACACCGCGATCCAAACCTAGTTCCCCTCTACAGAGACCTTGCCGCCCTCAGGGTCATCATCTTTTTCCTATGCATCACCCTTGCAATCTGTGGTGTTATCCTCACCCTACGAGACCTAGTATCATGAAAATCACCCGCACATCAATGTTCTCTGGCGTCGAGAGGACGCTGGATCTCCCCATCACCGAAGCGCAACTCAATGCGTGGAAGTCTGGCACTCTCTGCCAGGACGCTTTCCCTCAACTCAGTGCTGACGAGCGTGAGTTCATCATGACTGGCGTAACCTCTGACGAGTGGGACCGTGAGTTTGGCGATGACGAGGATGATCAAATCCACGATCGCAAGGGGAGTGCTGGAGTATGACAAAGCTCGACATAGTGCTGGAGGATTGGGAGGTCGTAGGCGAAGCCCTCACTCCGTATCAAGCTCCCGAGTGCCAACAGTATAGGCTGCGTGGCATCGTCACTGGTCACCCACTCTTCGATGATGGGGATCATGTTACCACATCCCACATCCAAGACCGCAATGGTCGCTTCGCTAGGACCGAGAACCATACGTATCGTCTAGGCTATCCCTCGGAGGCTTACACGTTCTGGTGCATCAAGAATGGGAAGAACATCTGGAAGGTATAGCCCTAAGATCCTCAGCACTAAGGAGTTAGGTGCGCCCGGCCCGCAAGCTTCTCCGTAAACCCTTACTAGCTATAGAATTGCATCCATAAAAAAACCTCTCTCGATTTCCTGTTTTTCCCTTGCACAAAACCCTCCCATGGTGTCTAATATAACAATGAAGAAAAGAGAAATCATTCGTTCGTTCACCACTCGCGGCGTTTCCAACATCGTGCATCTGGTGAGTGCGTTCTCGCCATACTGCAACGCCAACCTGTTTGGTGTGGTAAATGGAAAGGGCGAAGCCCTCTCTGTGTTCTCTCGCAATCTGAAACTCGCCACGCGCCTGTTCGAAAACAGGATCATGCTTGACGATTTTACCGTCGAAGCTCCCACTTCAAAAGTCCTGAGAGGCTGGTAGTTTTCTTGAACAAGGGCTTGACAGCAGCCCCGATCTCTGATATAATATACACCCGAGAGAAGGGGGACATACTCCCGCACACCGTAACGTGGCTAAACTATGGGGTCAAGCTCAGGTGGGGTCAAGTCCCTTCTCTCACTTTGACATAATGGTCTAGAGAGTTGGAACTGCTATGCATTACGACTCAAACCTTCACCGTTTCGTAGCGGGTTTGAAGGGGCGAGGTATAGTAGGGGGTTCGATTCCCTCCTAGATCACCATTTTTCCCCTGTAGTCCTTGACAACCACAACCCTAAGAGGTATAATTTCAGCATGACGAAAACCCGTAGAACACCCGCAGAGATCATTGCGGAAACGGAAGCGAAACTCTCACGCCTGCGTATCAAGCAGGCCAAGAAGGACGCTTCATCTAATCCAGCCGTTGCTCCCCTGCTCGCAGAGCTTGAGGAACTTCGGAAGGATATCCGTGAAGCACGAAAGGGTTTGGGCGATGGCCCTCAATCCTTCAACGCCAGCATCGCCAAGCATGAGGCTTGGATCGAAAAGATCGAAACCAAACGATCCGACGCTGAGGACGTTCTAGCGATTGCCGCAGAACGCAAGACCAACATCGAGGCCCACATTGCAAACGTAGTCGATGGTCTCATTTCCGAAACCCCACCAACCCAACAGGAGAACTATGCTCAGTAGCATATCAAACATCGTGCGTTCAAACCAGAACGCTGTCATGCTTCGCGTCGGATCAAAGTATGGCAGTAGAGCGATCTACACCATCTTCGACATCAAGTCGCAAACCAACACCTATACGGGCACACTCAATGCGTGCAAGAAGGCGTGGAACAAACACTACCGCAACTCGCGGCAGTTCGTCACGCGCAATGGTGCTAACCACCGTTACATGGACTGATCAATAAGGGGCTGGGGTTGCTCCCAGCCTCGCCCTGGTGGTGCAGAACGTATGCGCTCGCTCCTACCCTTTGTACGATCGCAGATAGGGTTATTCAGGAGGACAGACGGCTTTCGGCCACCAGGGTTTTTCTTATTTTGTGCTTGATTTTCGGCCCCGGCCCCGAAGGGGCGGTTGTAAATCCTTGTGAGATATAGAATTGCAACCACAAAAAAGATTTCAAAAAGGCCCATTTAGTTGTTGATATTTCCCTAGATATGGTGTCTAATATAACAATGAAGAAAGAAGAGTATATCACAGTTCGTGACCTCAAGATCAGGGTTCGCCCTGTTCCTCACTGGTCACACGATCCTCTCCAGAATGGAGGGTTCTATGCCACGCTGGCTGTCGATGGTGGCAACGGTGTCCACCTTCCTGGGGATACTGCCCGAGAGGTCGCCGTCAGGCTGACCCATGATTCGGATTTCTACGCTGAGATCCACACGGATCTGGTGAGATCTAATCGCCCGATTCCACAGTATTACCTTGACATGTGCAGGGGTCAGGAGCTATAATATGGCTATGAGCAGAGAACGAGATATGGAGCTGGTCAAGCTGGCTATCAAGCAGGATCGGCATTTTCTATACTTCCTGAAAGGCTGGATGTCCAACGATCACCACGAGGAGATGGCGAAGTGCGCTAGGGCCGATCTGGAAGGCTCCGAAGAGGGCAGAGAACTCCTAGCGGAATTCGATGCTAGGCTTGACCAGACCCTAGAAATCTGATAGAATATACGCATGAACTACTCAACCAACTACTGCCCTGAGTGCGGCGTTCCTTCCCCCAACGATCCCTGCGACGTATGCGCGGAGGTGATGGTATACCTCACCCTCCCAGACCCCACCGATGAGGAACTCGGAGCCATGGCCGCCTACTACGATGAGCAGGAAGCTGCTATGGAAGAGCAGGGACGCATCGACGCCTACGATGACATGGACCACGACCACGTAGAATAATGAAACTACTCACTGAAAAAATCAAAAAGAGAATTCCCGCTCTCTATAGCCGAGAGTCTGATTCAGATATGCGCTTCGTGTGCAAGTTCTTCGATCCCTGCGGATCGTGGACATGGTATGTCCTAGAAGGCGAAGAGCTAGAGAATGGCGATTGGCGTTTGTATGGTCTGGTCGATGGCTTCGAAAAAGAGTGGGGCTACTTCCTACTGTCGGAGCTTGAGAGTGTGCGTGGTCCGTTGGGCCTTGGTATCGAGCGCGATGTTTATTTCGAGAATGAGGAGACTGCAAAGTATGTTTAGGTATCCCGACGATTTCCCAGAACAGTTTGACGATGTGGATGTGTCCGAAGCATTGCGCGAACTGTTGGCACTGAAAAAGATTTCGATGCTCTGGGACGATGACGAACAGGAATTCATGTTCTACATGACCGAAGAACAAAAGGTGCAACACGATATGGAAGAGGGTAAGCTATGAGAAAACCCGAACAACTCGACGCAGCCCAAGTTATTTTCCTGTGGGCGTTTCTCAGTTCAGTTGTTGCGTGGACAGTCATTGCCTGCGTTACGTAGGCTCTTCGTTACCAAGGACTTAGGTGCCGCCGGGGCGCAGTTTTGCCATAACTCCCTGCACCATATAGAATTGCAACCGAAAAAAAACCTCCAAAAAGCATAAGACGCACGCTTGACACGCCTCCCCACATCGGTTATAATTTACTCACTATGAAAAATCCAGACTTCAACAAGCTCATCACTGCTCCTATCAACGCTGCTCACCTGTTCAGCCTCTCAGGGTTCCTGAACGAATCTTACCCTGGGCACAACGCGCAGGTGTTTTCCCAGCAGTGTTTCATGCAAGTGGGGGCTCAGGGTGTAAGTCTCCCCGACCAACTGAGTCGGGAGCATTACGATATGTTGCTGTCCCAAACTGTCGATTTTGCCGTCCCTATTTGCGCCATCCTGGACATCTGTGAGATGCTGCTGGAGGAGAAGAACGCCACTGATGACGAGAGCAGAAAAACCTCCATTAAGTTTTTGATGAGCCAGTGGAACGTGTTCCCCTTGAAGGCTGCCGAGTATCTCATTGACGGCGAGCAGGAGCCAAAGCGGTTCGACGAGCTTGGCCCAGAATCTCTCAACTAAGGCTTGACAAGCCCCCCTCCCCTCTGGTATAATATACGCATGGACGAAGACTACTACGACGAAGGTTCCGACATCGACAACTACGAAGACGAGCAGGTCTTCCAAGACCGCGAGGGCGACGATGACGAGGACGATCTCAAGGACGATGGCTGGATCATCGACTACCCTATCCACGAAGACAGCAGTTTTCTCGACCTGTCGAGGGGCTGCGACTGAACGGTGCCCAGTTGGCACACAACTCTCTAGAGGAGTATCTATGAAAGGTGATTTTGCCTATAATACGACACATGCTAAGATTCAAGGTCTTAGCATTCAGGCTGGCGAGTTGTTCGCTGATCTGTATAAGCGGGGGCGCAATGCCACCGACACCCTTGAAGCGTTAGAGGCTTACAAGTCTCTGCGTCGGTTGCTTCCGCGTGAGCATGATTGGGATGAAACTTCCCGTCATATTGGCGCGACTGCTGCTCACAAGGCAACGCAGTAGCGACTGGCCCAAGAGCGTGGTGGCCGTAAACTATCGCTGTTATTTTTGGGGGGTGAATTGGAAAGCCCAGGCGGTGATGCGCTCATGGCGACTGACCTGGAAACCAGGGTTCGATTCCCTGCACCTCCACCATGTTCTTTGATTTTCTGGGAGAGAGAGGTTCCTGTGGGCACACGGGAACGGGTCACATAATAACACGGTATCGTGTGTAGTGTGGCTGCATACAAGACCAATGGGCAAATGCCTGAGGTTGTATGTGGTGCCAGCTTAAGTACTGCGATGCAGCGGCTGTGTGGGTAATAGTTAAATCCCGCCCCTATCTCTCTCTCCCTTTTATTTTCTGAGGAGTCCGATACATTACGATGTGCCTTCTTTGCACCCTCTCGACGCTGAACTTGTGGGGGTGACATCATCGGTAAGACGATGCACGGCTTGGTGTGTGGCACGGCACGCTCCTCTTTTTATCTTCTTGTCTACCAGGGACTTAGAGGCCCCCGGGCGGCCATAAATGCCTGCAACAATTGAACTTACACAAACTCAAACTCAAAATAATTTCAGAATCCGTCGAATCCTATTGACAGCCCCACTAGACTCTGATACAATCTACAGCATGAAGACCACAACTGTATACCCTAAGAGCATAAAGAGCCCCTTGGTGCCCTCGTATCAGGTGCTAAAAAAAGGCTCTAACAATAAAAAGTTAGGGTTCAAAATTACATCCAATAAATGGGAGGGGAAGAACCTATATTCCCTCACCCTTACGGAGCGTGATACGTGCCCAGAATCCTGCCATCACTGGGAAGACTGCTATGGCAACAATATGCCCTTCGCGCATAGGTTTAGCACCCTTGGACTAGTTCAAGCGGTAGAAGAACAAATAGAAACCCTAGTAAAGAAACACCCGAAAGGAATTGTCATTAGGCTCCACGTATTAGGGGATTTTTATTCCTTCGACTACGTGCGGTTCTGGGAGGATATGCTATTGAAGTTCCCTACCCTATGCGTGTTTGGGTATACAGCAAGGGAACACGATGGCGTGATAGGTGGGTATATCCAATTCCTAAACATACAATACCCTGAGCGATTCGTTATAAGATTCTCACGCTCTAAAGAGACTAAGCGGATAGGATTATGGTATGCTGCGGAGGAAAGCTTTACGGGTCCATCCTTTACATGTCCTGAACAGACAGGTAAGCTGGATTCATGCGCGGAGTGCGGGCTATGTTGGACCGCACAGAGAACTGTTAGATTCCTTAGCCACTAGGAGGGTTATACAATGGAACGAAAGACTTATAGATTCTGGCAAAACAATTCTGGCGGCTTCTTCGATGATATGCCGACCCTTATTCCATCAGAAGGATATGTAGGCGAGGGAGAAAACGCTTTATACATCCTCGCAAACTCCCCTGAGGAAGCGAATAAAATCGCTCAATCTAAGGGTATTTACTTCGACGGAGTTTCACTAGGAACGGACTGTGAATGTTGCGGTGATCGTTGGTATCGAACTTATCATCATGAATTGGAGGAAAAATGACCGAAGAAGAAAAGAAAATTCTGTTTGAGCTATTTCCCGAAGCGGATATTGGCTACGATAATTCCGAACAATTGATAATTTATACGGGCCGATATGCTGAAAATCAAATGCCCGTAGAAGATTGGTCTGGGCTTGATTTAGGTGGGGAAGGATAAAAATGAAAGAATACACAATAATATTAGGCAAGGATGAGATCGAAATCCTAGTAAATTATCTAAATAGTGGGGAATTAGATTCTCCCACTATCGAGGATGCAATTTTGAGAGGGATTTTGCA